ATCTGGATAGTTATCATAAAATATTCTAACATCTTCAATACCAATATATCGTCTTCCATCAAATTCAACTTCTAACCAGTCTTCTTTAATAACTTTAAGTTCATTATTAAGTTCTACATATTTATTAACAGCTATAATATGTTTGTCACAATTCAAATAACCACCATTATCATTAATAAGATAATTTACATATCTAATGTTTAATTTATAACCATTATTTGTATTATTTTTTATTAAACAACTCGATGATGAAGTCAATATAATTTTCTCATTATTTATTTCTGAAATTATCGAATTATCTAAAATGTATTTCGATTTAACTTGCAAAATATCTTTATAAAATTTCATATTAGACAGTAAATTCTTAATCTCTTGTTCATTATTATTATTATTCATAACTGTAATAACCTCGTTATTAATATTTTTGACATTATTGTATGCGGCAATAATAGTATATTCATAATATAAACTAGATTTATAAACATCATTACGCAAAAATAAATAATTGTCTCTATTAATAACCTTATCTAAATACTCTTTACACATATTATAAATTGTAAAAGCAAGTTTATTTTTACCATTAATTCTATAAAAATTCATCATTTGATACAACCCTTCTAATCGTTCTGGATAATAATTATACCCTTCCATCCAATACCATAGTGCGTCAGATGTTTTTGTTTGTTTCATATAACATAATCCTATTCTATAATAACTATACCAAACTTCTTCTTTCCATCCACCAAACACGATTCTTTTTTTATAAATATCAATTGCTTCATCATAACGCCCCAAATCATGATAACTATTAGCTAAGTAAAAATAATATCTAGCATTATTTGGTTCTTCTTTAATGCCGTTTGTGAGTAATTTTATATCGCGTTCAAATTTATCATTTTTGCAACCTCCGTCACCAATATCCCTAATAAAAATATTATCTTTATCAATCAGTGCCATTTTTGTATTTGGTGGGGTATCAATATATTCATGAGTTACACCAATATATTTGTATAATCCGTTATTTTTTATAATTCTCATATTTTGATAATAAAAGGAGTGATTTCCTTGAATAATATTAAAACTATCAGCACTTTTAAGTATTCTTTTATCAAATGTTTTAATTTCCAAAATCATATCAGCGTCGAGTAATAAGATATAATCTGATAAACCAACAGCAGATTGCAACGCAAATGTTCTATTATGACAAAAATTTTTAAAAGGTTCATGAACAACTTTTCCAGGTATATTTTTATCCTTAAAATAATTTTGAATAATCTCAACTGTATTATCGGTTGAACCTGTATCACAAATACAATAACAATTAATAATAGAAATAACGGAATCAAATAATCTTGTTATAATTTTACTTTCATTTTTAACAATCATATTTAAACATAAAGTTGGAATATTTTCATCGATAAGTTTTAATTCCATAATTAAAGAAAAAATAAGTATTTAAATTAAAATATATATTATAAATATATAAAATGGCATTTACCAGATTTAAATATGATGATTGTAGAACAAAAAAATCATTACAACAATCGACAGACCCAGGAAAATGGATTTTAAATGTTCCAGGAAATGGCGCAAATCCTTGTTATATGGAAGACCCACAAATTATTATTCAAAAATGGGGAGCTAATTTAAGAACAAATACAATAAATTTAGAAAGTGAATTAAGAGGAGTAAATAGACATTTAAGTAGAGATTGTTTAGGAAAAGACAATTATCAAAATTATAATGTGTCAAACCAAGCTATTAAATATCCAACATGCAATAATTTAAGTACCGAACAATCTCGTGCTACAAATCCGGCTTGGTGGTATAGAGATTTAGAACAAAATAATTTCGAATATCCTCCATTAAATCCACAAGCAAATGTTTGTTTACCATTTCAAAATAATTTAAGCACAAGAATTTTAGAAAAAGATTACTTCACGCCAAAGAGGGATTGTGTTTTAAATGAAACCAAAAATATGTTACCAACAAGTTATAGTTTAATTAGAGGTCCATGAAGATATGTGGCTTGTGTTATCAAACAAATTCATGTCAAAATATTTAACAATATAGAGAGATTTATTTAAAATTTTTAAGGGTGTAAAATATCAATTAGATTATTATATGTGAATAAAAATATAATACTCTATATATATAAATATGGAAATAGCAGTCCCATTAATAGCATTAGGTGGTATGTATATAATATCAAATCAAAAAAACGAAGATTGTACTAAAAAAGAAATTAGAAAAATAACACAAGAAAATTTTACTAATATGGGAACAAGAACTAATTTAGCTACAAGAGAAAGCGAGAGATTTGGTAATTATTTACCAAATACTAATATTCCACCACAAAATTTTCCTGTTCCAAATATAAATGAAACAGTCAATACAGTTCAAAAATACCCAAATCCAAATGTTGCAACTGATAAATATTTTAATCAAAATTTATATCAGCAAAATGAGAGAAAAGGAGTATCAGTCGGGAAAAATCCTCAAGAAATATTCTCTCTATCTGGTAATTATTTAAAATCAGATCAGTTTAACCATAATAATATGGTACCTTTTAATGGAGGCAAAGTTAAAGGAAACACATATGATATTAATATTGCAGAAACTGTTTTAGATAACATGATTGGTTCAGGTTCGCAAACTATCAAAAAAATTGAACAGGCTCCATTGTTTAAACCAGAAGACAATATGCAGTGGGCTTATGGTATGCCTAACCAAAGTGATTTCTATCAATCACGTGTAGTTCCAGGTATGAAAAACAATAATGTTAAACCATTTGATACGGTTATGGTTGGTCCAGGTTTAGATAAAGGTTATGGAATAAATGGTTCAAATGGTTATAACTCGGGTATGGAGGCGAGGGATAAATGGCTTCCAAAAACAGTTGACCAATTAAGAGTTGAAACTAATCCTAAATTAGAATATGAATTATTGGGTCATGAAGGTCCAGCAGATTCATTTATTAAAAATGCTCCTACAACTCAGTTGTTAGGTCGTGTTGAAAAACAAAGACCTGATACTTATTTTATTAATACACAAGATAGATGGTTGACAACTACAGGTGCTTCAAAAGGAGAAACATTAAGACCAATTCAAGAGATGGGTGTAGTTAGACGTAATGATATACCAATTGATTACAAGGGTCCTGCAGGAGCTATTGATGTCAAGGCTACAACTGCTCCTCAAAATTATGAACCATCTAAACGTCATGAAGTTCTTGAAGGAATGGTAAATCACTCTCGTGCTGTTGGTTCTGGAGGCCATACTGATAAAGAAACCTTTTTACGCAGTCACACTAATTATGAAAACAACCGTTCAACTGTTAAACAACCAGACACAATGAGAAGTGGATTTAGTGGTGCGATTGGAGCTGTTATTGCTCCTTTAATGGATCTATTAAAACCAACAAGAAAAGACGAGACCATTAATAATGTTAGAGTTTATGGTGATATAGGAACTTCTGTTTCTAAGGGATATGTATACAATCCTCAAGATACAACTCCTACGACTGTTAAGGAAACTACTTTACATTCACTTGATTTTAATATTAATAATCAGAAGGAAGGTGTTTACGTTAATAATTATACAGCACCTGGTTTAACACAGCGTGATACAACCAGTTCTGAACATTTTACTGCTGCTGGTGGATATGCTACTAATTATGGTGACGTAAGTTATGATGCAGCATATAGACAACATAATAATGAGATTAAATCGCAAACAATTTACAATAGACCAAATCAAGGTGGAACACAGATATTTAATCAACAAATGAAAGTCAATTGCAATAAGAGCGATAGTGATAGATTAGATGGTCGTGTTAATCCAGCCTTCTCAAGATTAAGTGCATTACCGCCTTCAGTACAAACATATGGTTCTATTCATACTCCTCAATATTATAATGAATGTGCTGGTTGTGATAGAATTAATCCTGATATTTTAAGTGCATTTAAAAATAATCCTTATACTCATTCTTTAACAAGCTCAGTTTAAGGTGTAAAGACGATTTATTTTATAAATTTATCAATTGATTTATAAAATAAAATAATATAATATTATATAAAATAATAAAATAATATAAGTTATAAGTAATCTAAATGAATACGTTCTATTTAAATATAAAAAGACTACTTAAAATATAATAACTTCAATGTCATTAAATATTCATCAATCCATAAAAGAAAAATTGAGTTACTTTCATGAAATCCATAAAATTCCAAATATAATTTTTCATGGACCATCAGGAACAGGTAAGCGTTCTCTTGTAAATGAGTTTATTCATAAAATATATGATAATGATAGAGATAAGATTAAATTATTTGTAATGTATGTTAATTGTTCTCACGGTAAAGGTATTAAATTTATTAGAGAAGAATTGAAATTTTTTGCTAAAACACATATAAATTCAAATGGAGGTAATATTTTTAAAAGCATTATTCTTTTAAATGCGGATAAACTCACAATGGATGCCCAATCAGCACTAAGAAGATGCATTGAATTATTTAGTCATAATACAAGATTTTTTATTGTTGCTGAGGATAAATATAATTTGATGAAACCAATTCTCTCACGATTTTGTGAGATTTATGTGCCAGAACCTGTATTAAACGGACAAATTATAAATCTATATAAGTATAATTTAAACGAGATATTTAACATGAATGATATTAAAACTCATCGTTATGAATCACTTAAAAAAGATATTTTAAATTCTATAAGCAAAAAAACAAATATTAAAGAATTAATGGATTTTTGCACAAAAATTTATGAAAAAGGTTATAGTGCTTTAGATATTTTAACATTATTGGAAAACCCTAAATTTTTACAGGGAATAATTAGCGATGAAAAACGTTATGAGCTATTAATCTGTTTTAATCGGGTTAGAAGAGAATTTAGAAATGAAAAATTACTATTTTTATTTATATTAAATTTTATTTTTTTAAGTTCAGAATTGTGTTTAGAAAATATAAGTTTTATGTAAATGGATGACTTTAATGTTAGTTCGCTTCATGAATCTAAAAATGAATGGGGGTCCAGATTGATTACGTTATTGACACCTCTAATTATTGATGGTTACAAGTCTATTCTTGAAGAATCGATTAAACTTTGCAAAGACAATAATGAAATGGACAAATATCTTATGACATTTCAAAATTTAATCTCTCGTATTCCAAAATGGAATCAACTAATTGTTGAAAATGAGAGAAAAAGAATATGTGAAAAATCTGGATGTAATTATTTAGAAGATTTGGTAACTTGTGTTCATATTATTCAGCTTAAAATTTTAACTGCAATGAGAGTAGGTCAAAAGCAGAAGAAAATTGATATTAATATACCTAAATTAGATGATTTTATTCATAAGGTATATATTAATGTTGCTAGAAAGATATATAAGAATGTATATCTATTTGAATTAAATATTCAGCCATTGCAGATCCAAAAAAATTTTAGAGAATTAGAAATAATTGTTCAAGAATGTATTTTAAATACTTTAAGAGAAAGTATTCCTGTTGAAGCTATTTTAAAAGCTTATATGGATGAATCAGTTGAAGAGGATGTAATTGAGGAAATAAAGGAAGAAATAACACATGAACCTATTAAAGCTCCTATTGATTTAGCTGCTAGAAATATTGGAGAGAAAGCAGTTACTCAATTACAAAAGGGAATTAGTTTTAATGATATTGATTATATCCAAACTGAAAATGGTATTTCCCAAATAACTGCTCCAAAGAATATAGATAGATTGGAAGAAATTAGTGCAATAAGAAATGAACAGAGAAAACGTGAAGAAGAAGAAGATGATGATATTAAATTGAATATATCAGAACAATCATTTAATTTGGATTTAGATATTCATAATATTGAGGAACCAAAAATGGATTTATTGCCAGACCTTTTAATTGATGAAATTGAGGTTTTAGAATAATTTGCGTAAAATACAAAATAAGATTGTTCTTAAATAATTTAATATATGGCAAACGTATTTGTAATTGCAGGAGTAATTTCAATAACATTTTTATTGGTAAAATTCTTAGAAATGAGATATATTGAAAAGGAAAGCAAACCATTAAAGTTATTAATTCGTGATACTTTAGTGGTATATTTTAGTGTAATAATATCAAATTTTGTTATGGAACAATTAAATACGGTTATGGAAAGCAGTGGTGGGAAAAAAGTAACTCCTGTTTTTACGGATAATCCAAGTTTTTAAATTAAAATTAAAAATTTGTACACAATAATAATAGAATGAATATATTTTTATTATTATTATTATTTTTTAATTTTAGTTATGCATCATCATGATAAATCATGTAAAATATATAAGAGTATCACTGGATAAAACATTTAGTAATTAGCGACCAGTCCACACTTTTACAAGAACGCAAGGAACATTGTTTTTTTTTAAGTCCTGCATATATTCATCATATGAATATCCCCATCGTTGATATTTTCGGATATCACCAAATATTGAATTTTTTTTATATAAAGTTGGAGATTCAGTAAAAAAAATACAACCTAATATTCTCTCTAGACAACATCTATCTGACCTACATTTAACTGAATTAACTAAATTAGTTATACCATATATATTTTCAATTCGTTCGAGAAATTTAAGATTTATAAATGATTGAACACCAAAACAACCAAACCATTTTTGATGTCCCATGCCTATAGTTATATTCGTTGAAATTTTGCTCTCAATATTTTTATAATTTCTTAAACTTCTTATAATTCCATTTGTAGATTGGACATTTTCTGTATCAGAATTAAAAATCCAAAATGGAATTACATCTATTCCTATTAATTTTTCAAAATTAATTCGTTTATGAAAAAATACACTATCATGTAGTATAACCGCATTTGTAAAAAATTTATATTTTAAAAAATAACAATAGGGTAAAAGCTCGCCTCTTCCTGGAAATTCTGACTGAATAATTTGTATATTTTTATAATCAAATTCTGATTTTACAAAACTATAATTACTATTATCATCAATTATAATAATTTTTGTTTCAGGATAAAATGTTCTTATTAATTTGAGACTATGATTCCAATATTTATTTGTCATTACAGAATTTACATGCCTTGTAATTATAAATCCAAATAAATCATTCATAATATATAAAAATATTATCTATTATGAATATATCGCAAAAATAATAATTTTACATCAGCGAATTTATCTAAATATATGAAGGGATTTTATCAATATCAATTACATCTTCGGGGATTTTAATCCCTCCATTATAAAATTTCGAGAAAGCATCAAATTCAGGTCGTTCTAATTGAGCTTGAGGTGTATGATAATGAACACAACGTGCAATCATTTTATAAAGTTTGAATTCAGGGTATCTCTCTACTCCATTATTTTTATATAACATATTTATGCCCTTATCATCTAAACACCATTCAAATACTAGACGTTTAATTGGGTCTGAAATTTTGCTTAAATCTTTCATTTCTTCAGAATCATCTATGATGTAGTCAAAAATGGAACATGCTAATCGACATAAATCAAAACTTGGATTAGGTTCTAATCTTGGTTTCTTATCATTAAAGTATGGTTCTGTATTATATTGAGTGGCAGCATCACAACCTGTTTGAAAACTATCACTACAAAATACTTTACCATCAAATTTAAAAATACTTCTTCCAAAATCAATTATTTTATATATACGACCAAATGTTGGAACCTTATAATACTTTTTTTTATAACAATAATACAAATATTTTTTTTCAGTTTCATTATACATTACATTATTAGTATGTAAATCATTATGAGTAAAACTAAATGCTTTTTGATATGTAATTAATATCATAACAATTTGCATAAATGCTGATAACCATTCATCTGTACTTAAATCTTTTGTTAAAATTAAATCATCAAATGTATTTTCACAATATTCCATTCCAATAACTTGCACAGGAAATTTTGGAATAACTACTTCAATTCTCTCTTCTTCAAAATCGTCATCATCTTCATCTTCTTCATCAACCCATTCAGTATCATCATTTTCTGTTTCTTGACTATTTTTTTCTGAACTAGAATCAAAAATCTCAGGTTCGTCACAATTTTCACATTGTTCATCCAAATCTTCATTATTTGTATGAGATGATCGAGATGAACAAGTTGAGTTAGACTTAAGTGTAACTTGATGTTCTACATTCATTGTTGTATTTGTTAAATCAATTAAATCCATAGACATATCCTTCAAATCATTTAAACTGAATGTAGCATTGCTTAAATCAAATGTATTTTTACCATCTTCAAAAATATCTTCAAAAATATCTTCAAACATTTCATTATCAACTGATTTAAAAGATTTTAAGCTAATATTATTACCTATTGTAATTGGCTTTAATTTTGATGATTCTTGTTGAAATAAATGTTCATAATCATCAATTTTAAATAAAGTATTTTTATTTTTGTTAAAGAAATCTGAATTATTCAAATAGTCAATATCATCAAAAACATTTATTTTAAAATCATTTTTAATAGCCAAAAATGAGCAATAATAATCAACACCATGAATAAATTTATATGTGTGTATTAATTTACTTGAAAAAAATAAAAACATGCCATCAATATATGCAGAATTGTTGACATCAATTAATTTAGAATTACAATCTTCAGAAGTAGAACCTAGTTTTGGTAAATTAAAAAGTGTTGTATTAGCGATATCATATTTACCAATCATGTATTTATATGGGTCTAATAATGGAGCCATTTTAAAAAACATTTCTCTATCTTTTACCTTATTTGTATCTATGTTCTTGATTCTGCAATTAAACAAATTATCATTATCTTCAACAATACTTTCAACATTTGAGATAAACCATTTATTGTTAAGATTTATATTATTATAATTAGTATCATTTAGATTGAAAAATCTGCTATAAATAGGTATATAGTTTTGAGTTTTAGAGAGAAATAGTAGATTAGGGTCTTCAAAACGTTTGAATAATTCGGTATTCTTCCTCTTTTGATAATTAATTTTTATCATCTTTAGCTAATTAAAATATAAGTTTAATGTATTTTTAACTAATTGTTGAAACAATATATATTCTCTCTAAAACGTCTAAATTAAAGATTATTCGCTTAAATTATTTATTTAGGACGTTTAAAATTAAATAAATTTATTTCCTAAAATAATAACAATGACTCTTGAACTTAAAAAATTCGACATGAAAAGTATTCAATTTAAGCCTACTGAAAATAAAGGACCCGTTGTTGTTTTAATTGGTAAGCGTGATACAGGCAAATCTTTCTTGGTAAGAGATTTGCTGTGGTATCAACAGGATATTCCAATAGGAACTGTTATATCAGGAACTGAAGAAGGTAATGGTTTTTACGGCAAAATGGTGCCAAGGTTATTTATTCATAATGAATATAACTCTGCCATTATTGAAAATATTTTAAAACGTCAAAGAACTGTATTAAAGCAGGTTAAGAAAGAAATGGATACATATAAACGGTCTTCAATCGACCCTAGAGCATTTGTTATTCTTGATGACTGTTTATATGACAATACTTGGTCTCGTGATAAGCTTATGCGTTTACTCTTTATGAACGGAAGACATTGGAAGGTCATGTTAGTCATCACCATGCAATATCCATTGGGTATTCCTCCCACACTGAGAACCAACATAGATTATGTGTTCATTTTGAGAGAAAATTACATTGCAAATAGAAAACGAATTTATGAGAATTATGCTGGTATGTTTCCTACTTTTGAGGCCTTTTGTCAGGTGATGGACCAGTGCACTGAGAATTATGAATGTCTAGTTATAAATAATAACTCTAAATCAAACAAACTTAGCGACCAAGTGTTTTATTATAAAGCCGATAATCATAATGACTTTAGGTTAGGTTCAAAAGAATTCTGGGAATTATCCAAAGGATTACCGGATGAAGACCAAGAAGAACAATACGACCCAAATAAAATTAAAAAACGCGGAGGTGGACCCAAAATCAGTGTTAAAAAGGTTAATAAATGGTAATCTTGCTTTTAAAAATCTTGCTTTCAAAAATAATATTAAGTTATAATAATATAAAGACAATTTATTATTATAAATTATAAAATGGATACCATTGATATAGTGAGTTTGATTGAAAATAACCCTATAACTAAGTTAACAAATGATTATAATAATAAATTATTATGTAAAATTAAATCAGAATTTTCAAATGAAGAACAACAATTGTTTTTAACCACTTTTTATTGCTACTTAAACTATCATCCTACAAATGATTTTGTTATTGATTTAGATAATGTCTGGAAATGGGTAGGTTTTACTCTTAAAGAAAATGCAAAAAGAATTTTAACAAAAAATTTCATTATGAATAAAGATTATAAAAATCTTGCTCGTCAAGAAGGACAAGCAAGTTGTAAAAATCTTGCTCCTCAAGAAGGGAAAGCAAGTCCTAATAATGAAAAATGGGGTGGACATAATAAACAAACTGTTTTATTAAATATTAAAACATTTAAATTATTTTGTCTCTTAGCCGAAACTCAAAAAGCAAAACAAATCCATAATTATTTTATTAAATTAGAAGAATTGTTACATGAAGTTTTAGAAGAAGAAGCAAGTGAATTAAAAATTAAATTACAGCAAAAAGATAACATTATTTTAGAAATTAAAAAAACTGCTGAAGAAGAAAAATTTAAATTAGAACAAGAAAAAATAAAAGGTATAGAAAAGGTAATTATTTCACAATTTCCAGTTAACACTGAATGCATTTATTTTGGAACTATTGATAATACAAACGAACAACAGGAAAAATTAATTAAATTTGGACATACAAATGATTTATCTGTAAGAGTTCAATATCATCATAAACATTACAATAATTTTAATTTGATTAATGCATTTAAAGTTCAAAATAAGGTTGAAATTGAAAATTTAATAAAGACAGATCCAAAGATTAAAAAACAAATCAGAACTATCCAAGTTAATGGTAAAAATAAAACAGAAATAATTGCTTATAATGATAGTAGTTTTACAATTGATAAACTAACAAAATATATAAAAGACATTATACAATTAAAAATATATAGCATTGAAAATTTCAATAAATTAACGAAAAGAAATGACGAATTAGAAAAAGATAATAATTTTTTAAACGAAAAAATAGTCAAATTAGAAAAAGATTTAGCAAATAAAAATATTGAACTTATCAATTTAAGCGATGAATTAAATCAATTTAAGGAAAAATGTAATATTATAGAAAAGGAAGAAGAATCTGTTTATAAGAATGTTTTATTACCAGAAGATGAAACTACACAAAGGTTTAATGAATTTGTAAATAGCATATGTATTGTTCGTCCTGATGTTGAAGAAATATCCGTAAATTTGGAAGGTCGTTATCGTTTATGGAGTAAAATTAAACCAACTAAAGAAATATTTCATGCTTTTAAATCTTATATGGATACAAGATTTAAACCTAAACGCGTCAACGGAAAACACGGATATATAGGTATAAAATTAAAAACAGTTGATTATAAAAAAACTACTAATTCAGATGTAGAGACCTTCATATTTCAAATGTGTCAATTTTCTGATTGTGGAAAGATATTAAATTCATCACTTTTGAGAGAATATCAAAAATGGAAAACAACAGTTGACAAATCTTTATCTGAAAATGACATAAAAGATATTAAACATTATCTTAACAATTGTCCTTATGCTCTTAAAGCAACTGTTTGGACAGACGAAGGTAATAATGAGGGATATTATGGAGTAACATTAAAAGAAAAATATCAAATTTCAAAATCAAATTATATCTCAACAACAGGAAAAAAAGTATATAAAAGACAAAAAGATACAAATGAGTTATTATGTAAATGGGATACAATTGCTAAAGCATCTTTAAATGAAGGAATATCTACAGCAAAAATGAGTAGATGTGTTAAAAATAACACAATAATAAATGACTATTATTATACTAATAATTAAATACATAAATATAGAGTGAAATTTATATATTTAATAGATTTTAGGGTTTAGGGTTTAGGGTTTATTCGCAAAAGGTCCAGACTTTAATTGGCTTTGGCCATAATCAGACTTTCCAACCACAATATTTTCTCCTTCAAATAGCTCTTTACTGATATCAGCAGTCGAAATATTTTCTTGTTCTCCTAAGGCAAATTCTTGAGTGCTTGCATTATTTACACCAATCAAATTACCCTGTTCATCAATTGTTTGTGATAAAGTGTTACCACTCTTTTCAGCATTCTTAATATTTTCTTCAATTGCATTTTGTTTGGTTTCCTTAACACGTTGATCAAACGCACTCTTGGCATTTGATTCATTCTTCTGTTTCTCATGCATCAATTGATTGAGTTCCTCTTCCATATATTCAACTCGTCCAGTCTTATAGGCATCTGGGTCCCAAGGCATCCACAATCCAACTGGACCAACCATAATATCATGATTAGGGTCAATCTCTCTTAACATCTTGCATCTTAATTCAGCTTCTTCTTGTGTTGGATATACTCCTCTAATCTTTAATCCTCGTGTACTTGTTTGAAAATTAGTTTCAATATCAAACTTCTTTTGCAAATCATCTTCATGATTATCAATATAAGTTTTATAATCATCGTCTAAAGATGACCTAGTCAAATTAGCCTTTTCTTCTTGAACAAAATCTTTTAAATCTTTATTTAAATCATCAAATGAAATATTATATTTGAATGAAATAAAATTTACAAATTGTAGAAACTTTTCCATAGACTTATTAAACTCCCAATTCTTTAGGAACTCTTCAAAAAAGAAAATTTCCTTTTGTTTTAGAATTTTTTCAGGAGAACAAAATGACATACACACAAACTTTTGACCTGCGATTGGCTTATCTTCCTCTAATAAATCGACATATTTAGGATTTTCTTTACCATTAGCTTGTTTTTTCTCAAATCCCTTTTTAGCAGTTTGCTTATTTTTAGAACGATCCATTTAATTTAATTAATTATTTATTTTTAAGTAATTTATCGCACAAAATATAAATTTTTTCTTGTCATTTAATATAATGAACAGTTTAATTAACGTTGGAGAACTTGTCAAAAGAATTATTAAGTACCTTGTCGAAGGTTTAATGGTTGCTATCGCAGCTTATGCTATTCCTAAACGTTCCTTGAATATTGAGGAAATTGTTTTGATTGCCTTAACCGCCGCCGCCACCTTTAGCATTCTTGATACATATGTTCCATCTATGGGCGCCAGTGCCAGAGGCGGAGCCGGATTTGGTATCGGCGCCAATTTAGTGGGATTCCCTGGAGGATTTTAAACCATAATAATGGTAAGAAAATAATTAATTTTTCATATAAAAATAAAATTTATGATTTTATGAAAATAATATAAATATAAAAATTTGTTATAAAATTATGTTAAACTTTTTAACATTTACTATGATTCGCTGAAACGCATATTATATAACTAAAAATGTTCGTTATCTTTTTTACACCAACTAATATATTTTAGATTTGGTTGATAATTTATTCCATTATATATTTTTCTAAAGTCATCAGCATGAGTATTACATATACAAATGTTTTCTCTTTCATTACATAGATAATCAGTTTTTTTATAAATATTTTTATCTTTATCATTAAAATAATAGTCTAGCATTTTATTTACAATTTCTTTTTTAGAGGATTTCTCAAAATATTCATTGTTAAACATTT